ATTCTTCTTTGCCCATGTATGCGACACCGGCAAGATACCAACTTGAGACTGGTCGGAAGTCGCATCTTTGTAAAGTGTTACCTTTTCCTTCCACTGCTCTAGTCTTAACAAATCAGACTGTGCTGACGGGTTAGTTAATGATAAAGTAAAATTATTCAATTCATCTTCCATACCTAAAAGATATAAATGAATTAATGCAACTTTATTTAACTCTTGTATTAATGATTTTTGTATTTTATTAATTGTTCTTGCAAAACGGATATCCATTAATGCAAGATTCTTTCCATCACCAACCACTTCTTCAAATCCTAAAAATGCTTTAGGAATACGAAGTGCAGCTAACATTTTCTTTTGGATATATTCAATATCCGCAATTTCACCTAAGTTTTGTGCTCCAGGTAAAGTTTCAATTGGCATTGTTTGAGACGCATCACGAACAGGAACAAAATAATCTTGGTCAACTGCCATTTGATTATATCTCATATCCACCTGACCATTACGTGGGTCGGCTATTGGACTACGTTTAAATTTATTTGCAACTTTTTGTACGTAAGATTCAATATCTTTATCGTCCATATTACCAACAAATATTTTAAACACACGTCTTTCAGGTGCTCTTGATGTTCTATAGATTAACATTGCATCTTCAGCAAGTAAAAGTTGTTTCCAAATTCTTCTAATCTTATCTAACATAGAAGTTCCGTAAGGAAGTTTTCTATCATCACCTAATAATCTAAAGTGAGCAACTTCCCATGCTTGGAATTCCAAATCTTTATTTTTCCATTGGAATCTTAATTCTCTTGTTGGAACTTTAATATCGTGAGGTCCTGCGGTTTTTGTTCCGGCACCTTCAATTCTTTCAATTTCAATATTTGGTAATTGTTGAACACCAACAATACCTTTTTCAGGGTCTATCTTTAAATAAACAAAATCATCACCGTACTTAGACATACCACGAGCCCACATTTGTAGGTTAGTATTGATATCCATTTTTGTGTGGAATAAATCTTGAAGTATTGATTTAATTCTATCTGATTCAGAATATATAGTAAGGATTTCACCCTTTTCTGACATTGTAGTTGATTCTTCAGCGTATATATCTAACGCCGCTGAAACTTCAGGAGTAAACTCCATAGATTCATAGTCGTAGTATGCTGCCATTCTATTCGGTTCATAATAAACCGATTGATTATAAAGAGATTGATCTAATTTTGTCCACTTGTCAGCAATGTATTGACTCTGTTGAGCCTGTAACATTGCTTTTTCATAATCTTCTTTACTATCCGTTTTTAATAATTCATCTTTGTTGAAATTGAATGATGGTGCCTGATCAGCTTTAACTTGACCCGGAAAACCAAACATTCTTGTTAGTTTCTGAAAGACGGTAGGATTTTGATTTGCCATTCTATATAAATACTTTTCTTTATAATATAAACTAAATATTTGGTATTTGGAATATTATTTACTCCTTCCAAATAACCACATATGTTCTTTATATGCGTCTTTAGGTACGTTCGTTGGGTTGTCTTTGTGATAAATGTCGTTAGTGTCCATACCCATAGCCCCTATTTGGTCAAAAGATGAACCATAAGAATAATGGGTTTTGGCCGGTTCGTAAGTTCTTTCGGACATAACCCACGAATCTATCATTGCTTTATTTTTTGAATCACTTTTCTGTAATTGACTGAATGAAATGTCACCAGCATATAATGCCATAGACATACTCATAATTGAGTCATCGTGCATTCCTTTCATATGGTCAGGTCTTCCATTTAAATAAACAAAGGTATTAAGTTCGTTTAATAATCTACTAGACCTTACTAAAAATCCTTTTCTAAGTTGTTCTTCAAAGGCTGCAACGATTTGAGTTCTTTTATTGTTAAAACTAATCCCCGGTATTTTATCTAAAGCCTTTTTATTATATTCCCAAATGTTCTGTGTGTTAATACCGTCAATGAATAAACTTTTATAATTCATTTCTTGTAACTTTCTTGATGTTGCAACCCCCATACCACCCGTGATATCAATTACAATAAAAGCATCATATAAGATACCCCATTTGTATGCGATATTTGCCAAATCATCTGGAGGTATTTTACCAATATACTCAACAACTTGTTCTCTATCGTCAAAATCAATAATGTTAATTGATGAAAAGTCCTCACTATCCCCTCTACTAACGTCCACACCCATAATATAACGATGTCCCTCAATTGGTTCTTTCCATTGCCAAAAAGTACCTTGCATGTATTTTTCTTTAGGAATACGAATCATATTCTTTGCAATATTCTCTTGAATATCACCAGGAATGACTCCGTCTCCTGAACCTAAGAAATCACATTCCAACTCCTGTGCAATCTTACGTCTGTCATATTTAAATTTCTTAGACATTGATTCAAACCAAGATGAAAATGGTTTATAACCATCCTCCATTAGTTTATTATACTCTTTCATATCAAAGTCATGTAAAACAACATCATCATCATTATATTGTTCTCTATTCAACATGTAATGACAGATATCTTGACATTTAATCCAACGTAAATCTTTGGTGTAACGAGGGTCTTTAAACCATCTTAAGTCGGTTATATGGAAATCATTGATTCCACGTAATGCTTGGTCGTAAACACCGTAATAGATGGGGTCATAACCATTTGGAGTGGAGATAAGAATAATCTTACCACCCGTTGATAGAGACGCCATAGATGCCGCCCAAAAATCATCTCCCGCTTCAATATATGCTGCCTCATCAAATACAAGTATGGTAGGTGTATAACCACGAAGGGCATCCGCCGATGTTGCAACCGCCTTAACCTCACAACCATTATTTAATCTAAATCTACTTTCTGAGTTTTTATCAGGTGAGAACCCTACATTAATCCAATCAGGCCACTGTTCTATAAAATGTCTAACCTTATTAGCCATCTCCACCGCAGTATCACGTTTGTTCGCAATAAGTAGAACTCTCTCAGGATTATCAGGTTTAGCAAGTTGTAATTTTTTAGATAACCACGCCGCAGTCACAGTTGTAACTCCCGCCTGTCTATACTTTCTTGTAATGTTTTCGTTGTAATCTTCGTAATCCTTAATTAATTGAATTTGGTCTTCAAACAAATCCATAGGAACATACTTCTTCTGTGTATTATCAAATGTTTGAAGGTATGTTCTAAGGGCGTATGGGGTATCTTTAATAATCTTAGCATACTCCATTAATTGTTCTGCTCTGGTATTCATATATGTATAAATACAAAAAAAGGTGGTTATAGTAAACCACCTTTGTATTATTTCGTAGGTCTATCTAAACCTAATTCGTCAAAGAGACTATCATCGTCATCATCTTCGTCATCGTTAGATAAACTAATACCAGGTATTCCTGATATAAAATCTTTTAATTCGTTGTTATCAGTATCATCAGAAACATTAGTTAAATCTTCGTCAAATTCCTCCATCGTCTGTTCGTAATCGTAATTGTTAATATCTTCTTCAATTGCACGAACTAAAGTTTCCATTAAACGATTTCCACTTTCAGAATTAGAAACAACTTCCTTCATAAACACTAAAAATTCTTTTGCTGGTTTTTTAAAAATATGTTGGAAAACCATTAATTGTATAATTGATTTTGTTTCATCTGTTAACACATCTTCAGGAAATTTAGATCTAATTCTATCCCAAATTGCGGGTCCTAAACGTAAGTCCCACATTTCTTTTTCCAATGTATCTTCACTTTCTTCAACGTCGGTAAAATCTTCTTCATTACCTTCTTCGTCTCTTTTTCTACCTTGTAACGCAACTAACTCTAACGTTCCTTTAATTAATTCATGTATTAAAACAGGAAAGTTTACTGCCCTTGCTTTAACTGTTGGTGGATCTGTTTGTCTGTCAACATCTTCTCTACCAGCAATTGCACCTGCTTGACCCATTGATTTCATTGTTTCATCGGGTAATTGCCAATACAATGCGTCATTTACTGACATCATAATACCGTACAATCCAATGATTCTATCATTACCCACAATTTCTCTAACTCTATCTTCAACATAATGATACATATAGTGACCTCTTTTGGATGCCCCTTGTATAATTGTATTAATAAATCTTCTTTTCGCCTTCTCTAAATTAAGGTCTTCCAAATTATTAACAATTTCAATTTCATTACCAAAATTCATTTCTTCTTCGCCACCCTCTTCTTCACCACCTTGTTCTTCTTCATCATGTCCAAAATCTTCTGGATTAAATTCACCCATACCGATAATTCTAGCATCATATTGAACCGAACCGTCTGGAATTCCTAATTCTTTTTTAACTAAATCTACCGCTAACGATTCCAATTCTCTTCTATGATTTTGTTCAAATGATAAAATTTGATTATGAGCACTCATCATTTGTTGCATTAACGGAGTCATACCTTGCATACCACTTACTGTTGCATTGGTACCAGTATATTGTCTTAATTTCTCAACAACTTGTTTATATCTTTCTGAAGCTAAAAGTTCTTGGAAATTGTTATTAGGTTCATTTCCTGTCTGTGGTAATGGTACTTTTTTCAACGGAGTTTCTCCCGTTGATAATTTATCTTGTACCCCTTGGTCGGGTCTATCTTGTGAATCAAAGTCCATTGGCATTTCGTTCAAATTTTCTTTGATTAAAGATAAGAGTTTTTTCTTAGATATTCTCATTATTACTTAACTTTTTTTTCTTCTGCCATTTTAGCCTTTGGTTTAGGGTTTGTCCCTGGTCCAGGTTGAAAAGGAGTTTTTCTTGGATCTTCTCTTCTTGTTGGAGTTGGTCTTGTACCAGGTTTTGTTGATGGTGCCGGTTTTGAAGGTGCAGTTTTTGGTTCCGCACTTACAATAGCATCATATGACATAAACTCAGGAATACCGTTGTGTCCCTTTTTAACTTTAGGACCGTGTTGAACCATTGTATTTGATTCAGTTAGTTTAGTTTGAATAAGTTCCATAATTTCGTTTTTAGACGTAAAGCTATGAAATTCTTTGTTCTCTACCAAACCTTTAACCCAATTTTTTATTTCTTTAACATCTTCTTTTTTACACTTACATTTAGATTCTACTTTTCCACATTCATCACATTTTTTAATGTTTTTAAGTTGTGGGAAATCTTCTTTAGATTTCTCTAGTGCCTTTTCACTTCTTTCATTGTGATAATCACCCTCTTCTACTTCACCTTCTTTCTCTTCTTTTTTCTTTTTATAACCGTTAAAGTTTGGTGAAGGTTGTTTCCCTACTGCGAATCCTTTTTTCTTTTTTTCTTTTGGTTCATTATCTTTCTTCCAACTATTGACAAAATCTTCGTGAGCTTTATCAATTTCGTGGTTCTCAGGTTCTCTACCTAAATCTTTACTTAATTTATCTTTAATTACACCAAGCATAAGACCATTTAATGATTCATCCACTTCTCCCTCTTCAGTTTCACCTTCTTCCTTTTTCTTAGGGGTAGATTTCTTTTTAGGAGAACTTGATTTTTTAGGTGATCCACCAAATACAGATGAACTACTTGATTTTGAACCTTTTACAGTTAAACCCATATCAGCCTCATTTACATCTTCTTTAGCTTCACCTTTCTTTTCTTTGTTTAAAATTGCAAAGTCCTCAGCATCAATTTCACCGTTATGGTTTTTATCAATGTTCTTTTGTTTACCCTTTAATTCCTCTTCAACCTCAACCTCAGTATTTGGGTCATTTGCTAAATCTTTTAATTTTTGATCTGTTTTTAATTTGTCAGCATCAATAACAATTCTTTCATGTAAATCTGAAAGTTGTTTATCACTAAATCTAACCAATGTTTTTTCAGAAAATCCTTCTTTGATTAACTGACTAACTATAACGTCTCTTTTCATAATTCTTTGATTTTAATTTCTTCGTTTAATAAACTATAATTCCTATTTTTTAATTTTTTTGTGACAGATTCAATTGGTTCTCCGAATTTAAATGTTAATCTTTCAAATTCATTATCAAAATCAAATTTTTCCCACGCCAATGATATTACACCATCTACGGCATCAATAACTCCGAAAAAATCGGAGTTTTGTATAAGTTCTAATTGTAAATCAGTATCTTTTAATAATCCAACTACATCAACATATTCGACGTCAGGTGATTTAGACCTTGAGACAGACGATGCAGGTACTGCAAACCAATCTCCCATGTCAATTTCGGTACTTTCACTGAATACGAATTCGTACTGTTTTTGACCTTTGTAATCCGAACCGATTTCATTGACATATATAAGATGCATTTATTTAAAATATTTGTGTAAAGTTTGACTAATACTACTATTGATTTCATTCTTGATTTCATCTAAATCAAATTCTTGGGTGTCATCTTCGTTATATTCGTCACCTGTCTCTTTAATTGAGTATTTTGATAAATCAATTTCATCTGTGTCCATTGGAGTTTCAACAAATTCTTCTAATGAACCCATAGCATCGTATTCACCCATTTCAGCTTCAGGTTCTACAGCCGGTTCCTCAGAAGGAACTTCCGCACTTGGTTCTTCTGAACCCATCCCACCTTCTTCTTCCTCTCTTTCAAATTTCTTAGCAACATCTTCAATATCTTCATCGGATAATTTATCCAAATCAACCGCTGAAATAATCATATTTAAAATATATTTGATATCGTCACTTTCCATTCTATCATGTAAATCTCTTAATTCTTGACCTAATTTACCCGCATATTTTTGAGCTTCAGCCATATAACTTGAACGTTTTCCCATATCTTCTCCACCATCTGTTGGAGGTGTTTCTGAAGGTACAGAACCGCCGTCTGTTGGTGCAGCATCGGGTGCTGGTTGAGTTGACATATCGTCCACAGGTGCTTCAGGAGCATCCATAGATGGTTCCGGCATCGGCATTTCTTCTTGTGGTTTGTTTTGTTTTAAAACATACTTTGTTGCTTCTTGTAATTCGTCTTGACCTTTTAACAACTCAAACCTCTTAAACGCATCACCATAAGATGAAAATTTGTTTTTGTTTTTCATAAACATTCCACCGATATAATCAAGTGATTGTTCATTTAAACCTCTTTTAACATAGTATGCGTCTTTTTCTCTGACAATACCATATACACCACCAGTTTTTGATTCCTGAACTAATTCAGCCTTCACAGATGATGATTTCTTATTATTGTTGTAGTATGTTAACTCAAGAATCCTTTTTAATTTCTCATCTGAGTTAAGTTTTTCACTACCAAGCGGTTTTATTTCTGCCATTTTGTTAATTGTTAGATATACTTATTCTTATCCTATAAATACATAGATATATAGAAAAAAATAGGTATAGTTATTGTTCTACAGACAATTTTTTATCTGTTAGTGTTATTTTAAGTTTTAATAATTTCCCAATGTATCCGTTTCGTCTTAATAATTTGAATGTTAAATTCTCGTAAGAGTACTCTCCTCCTGAATCTAACCCACTTTGTCTAAACGATTTAATCTTAGCTCTAATGTTCTCAATATCATTTAATACGTCCACACCCTTCATCCCTTTCCCAATGATATTATCAATTTTCTTCATATATTCTTCCCCCTTTTGGAGAATCATCCTATCATCAATATTAGGGTTCTTTTGTTCAGGTTCAATAATCCATTTGTCATGTAAAATAGAATAAACACCAGATGAAACGTGTTCTTCATTGACGTCTTGTACGTATAGTTCAACATCATACCCTTTAATTACGATGTTATGTTTTTCATTCCAAATGTTCTTTTTAGCATCAAAAAACTCTTTAAGAATTTCAGAATTGTATTTAGATTCTTTATAATCAATTACAATATGTAGGTCAACATCGGAAAAATTTGACCAATTGTAATTAGCCAATGAACCAGTTAAAACAATATCGTGTATGAAAAATTCAACTCCAAGGGATTCAATAAAGTCATCCGAAATTTTTAATAATGCGATTTTAATATCATCACGCATTAAAAATTTACCTTTACCCCCCTCAAAAATTTGATTAGATAAGGTATCCTTAGATTTAAAAGATTTGATAATTTTCTTATCTCCCTTTTTATCTTCAATTAGTTCTTCAAATAAACTCATCCTTGTTTTGTATACTTATGACTTTTGGCGATATTCTCGTTGAAGTATTTTCCGTGGGATTCCGCTAACCTAAATTTGGTGAACTTCTGCCAAGGAACTTTATTGTATACATAAATACTTCCGTTGTTAAAAACGACGGTTAAGTCCTCTGTTTCTGTATTGTATGTGGATTCTTTAAGGTTGGAAGATTGGATAGTAACTGTAATAAGTTTACCCTCAATTTTTTCTGATATAATACCCATAGTATATTGTTTATATATTATAGATAATAAATACCAAAAAATAAACCCCTCATTTAGAGGGGTTTAAATTTAATTAGATACTTTTTACTTTTTTATAAGTAAAGTTGTTTGAAATGTTCTGATTGAAGAACTTTCCTTGTGACTTAGCCAATCTAAATTTAGTAAACGTTGTTGATGGTACATTTTGGTACTCATAAGCAACTCCACTGTTGAACAAAACTCGTAAGTTTTCTTTTAAAGTGTCGTAAGACGCAGATTTAAGACTAGTTGATTTAATTGAGGCATAAATCATTTTTCCGTTGATTTTTTCTTTTTTTACTGACATGGTGTATATTTTTATATTACTAATTTAAGAAATAAAATTGATAAAAAAAAATTAATTCAAAGAAATTTGTCTTTCTAATGATTTTTTCCTGTCAATCGGTAAAACCAACTCTAATACCCCGTTCTCAACTTTACCTAAAATGTCTTTTTCTCTCACATTATCAGGTATGGTATAAGATTTAATGAAACTACCGATAAAGTGACGTGTTTTATCACCTTCAGTTTTTTCATACGAAATCTTTATCACACCTTCTTTTGTTGTGATTTTTATGTCCTCCTTGGTCAAACCAGGAACACATATTGAAACTTTGTATTCAGTTTCGTTTTTAGTGATGTTAGTTTCAGGTGTAGATAAGAATCTGTTGTTATCTAATCCTGTAAAAAATGGGTCTTTAAATAATGTAATCATAGTTATATGTTTTTTTATTTTAATAACAAATACTTTACCAACACATAGTTTTGGACAACTTGTCACCATAATTAAAAACTTTTTGACAATTTGTCTCACGTTTGTTTTTTAGCATTATTTGTGTTATGTTTGTATTGAATTAAACTTATATCATATGTCAGTAGATTTTTTTGAAGATGGTCCAACCACAAACCCAAAGAAAGTTAGAAAAGGTTCTAACACCCCAATTTTAGATAACTTCTCTCGTGATCTTATTAAGATGGCCGAAGAAGGTAAGATTGACCCTATTGTTGGTAGGGATGTTGAAGTAAAAAGAATTGCACAAATTCTATCTCGTAAAAAGAAAAACAATGCGGTTATTGTTGGTGATGCTGGTGTTGGTAAATCGGCATTAGTTGAGAAACTTGCATTAATGATTCACAAAGGCGATTGTCCAACAAATCTTTTGGATAAAAGAATTATGTCTTTGGATTTAACATCACTTGTTGCGGGAACAAAATATCGTGGTCAATTTGAAGAAAGAATTAAAGCGATTTTAAACGAGTTGGTTGAAGCACCAAACGTAATTGTTTTTATTGATGAACTTCACACCATGGTTGGTGCAGGAAACGCGAGTGGTTCAATGGATGCTGCAAACATTCTTAAACCAGCACTAGCAAGAGGTGAAATACAATGTATAGGTGCCACAACATTTGATGAATTTAAAAAACATATTGAAAAGGATAGCGCACTTGTTAGAAGATTTCAAAAAATTATTTTAAAAGAACCGACAGAATTAGAAACAATTGAGATTCTAAAAAATCTAACGACATCATATCAAGATTTTCATAAAGTAACGTATGAGGATGGCGTAATTGAAGTAATTGTAAGGTTAGCTGGAAGATACATAACCGAAAGACAATTTCCTGATAAGGCAATTGACGTATTAGATGAATTAGGTTCTGAAAAAAGAATATCAACAAGAATTCCTGAATCAATTGAAAAATTAAAATTTCAAATTGATGAAATTAAAGAGAAAAAAATACAAGTTGTTAAAAGTCAGAATTACGAACAAGCTGCAAAATTGAGAGATGAAGAAAAGAAAGTAGTTACTAAACTTGAAGAGGAGAAATATAAATGGTCTGAAAAACAAAAAGATAATAAGATACCAATTACTATTGATAATGTTTATGAAATCATATCTCAAATGACAGGGGTACCAATTAGTAAACTTGACGCAAAAGAAACTCAAAAGTTATTACAACTTGAGGATTTGTTATCTGAAAAAGTTATTGGTCAACCTGAAGCAATTTCTACAATATCTAAGTCTATTAGAAGAAACAGAGTAGGTATTAAAGACGCGAATAAACCTATTGGTTCATTTATATTCTTAGGTTCAACTGGTGTAGGTAAAACTTATCTTGCTAAAACATTAGCACAATACTTGTTTGGTGATGAAGATAAAATCATTCGTGTTGATATGAGTGAATATATGGATAGACATAACGTATCAAAATTAATCGGTTCTCCTCCAGGTTTTGTTGGGTATGATGAAGGAGGTCAGTTAACCGAGAAAGTTAAAAATAACCCCTTCTCTGTCATTTTATTTGATGAAATTGAGAAGGCACATAAAGACGTGTTCAACATATTATTACAAATTTTAGATGAAGGTCATTTAACCGATTCATTTGGTAGAAAAGTTAATTTTACAAATTGTTTGGTTATTATGACATCTAACATTGGTGCAAAACGTGTTTCTGAATTTGGCGGTGGTGTTGGATTTAGTACATCATCAAGTGAAGTTCAAAAATATGAAGTTAGAAAAACAATGATACAAAAAGCGTTGAAGCAACATTTTAATCCTGAGTTTTTAAATCGTATTGATGACATAATTTTATTTAATGCACTGAACGAAGAAACATTGAAAAAAATTATTGATCTTGAAATTGATAGATTGTCAAATAGATTAAAAGATAAAGGTTATAAAGTTAATTTTGACAAAACAGTTACTAATAGAGTATTTGAATTAAATTCACAAGAAGAATATGGTGCTAGACCAGTTAAAAGAATTATTCAAAATCTTTGTGAGGATTTTTTAAGTGAAGAAATTTTAAAAGGTAATATTGTTGAGGGTAAATTAATAAATCTCAAATATAAAGATGAAAAATTATTAATTTCTAAAAAATAATCATAAATAGTTGACTTTTTAATAAAGTTATATATATTTATATCACTATAGGTTCTCTTTGTCGATTACCTTTTCGTTTCTTAAATTAAGTGGGGTTGAACCCACCGAAAGACCTTAAACCCCGACATCTCGTTGGGGTTTTTTTATGGAATTTGGTTTTATCGTTAAACTTTCGTATATTTACTATATATGAAAAAATTAACATTTATCTTAGCTCTTGGTGTAGCACTTACACTAACAGCATGTGGTTCAGGGTCAGCCGCAACAGAAACAACAGACTCTACAGTGGCTCCTGTTGCAGATACAACTGCAGTAGTTGCAGAACCAACAGTATCACCTGTAGAAGGTGGTGAGGCAAAAGATGCTGAAAAACCAGTATCTAATGAAGCTGTAAAATAAGGAATTAGGGGGTTGTGAAATACCTACCCCCTATTTTTTAATTTAAATTTCTACATATGGATAATGTAAACGAAATAAATGGTGACTTAATACTTTTAAGGGGAGTTTCCGGTTCAGGGAAATCAACATTAGCTAACATCATTTTACAACAACCAAATAACAACCCACAAGAAGTTTTATCTGCGGATGATTTTTTTGTTGATGATAACGGTGATTACGTTTTTGATGGTACTAAAATAAAAGAGGCCCATAATTATTGTCAATTTAGATGTTCAGAAAGAATGAGACAAGGAATTGCACGTATTGTCGTTGCAAACACATTTACCCAAGAATGGGAAATGGACGAATATTTTAAAATGGCGGAAAGATACAATTACAGAGTTCATACAGTAATTGTTGAAAATAGACATGGAAATGAAAATGTTCACGGAGTACCTGAAAATAAACTCCAACAAATGAAGGATAGGTTTGAAATAAAGTTATAGATGAGTCAATTTATTGAATCTTATTTTAAAATTATTACACACAAAAAAAACAAGATGAAATTTCACGCTAACTTACATAGAAACCAATGGTTAGTATATCCATTACCTTTTGTTTATTTTTATTTTGAGACATGTCAACCTGACTCTCATATATCAATTTGGAAAAACAAAATATGTGGACTATATTTGTCATTTAATTGGTTAAAACATACTTACAACATCGGATTTCACAAAACAATAAACTAATGTTAGAGATTTTAGAGAAATATTATACTGATGGTTTGTTACATAAACAAACACATCCTACTAAAGATTTGACTATATGGAATTATTCTCCTAAAGTTCAATATGAAAGATTGTGGGATGATATTACTTTGCAATGCCGTGGATTAGTAACCAATTCAAAAGGTGAGGTTGTTGCAAGACCATTTAAGAAATTTTTTAACTACGAAGAACATAAACCAGAAGAAATACCAAATGAAACTTATGTTGTCTACGAAAAGATGGACGGTTCATTAGGAATTCTTTTTAATTATGAAGGAGAATGGATATTAGCCACTCGTGGATCATTCACATCACCGCAAGCAATTAAAGGAAAAGAAATTCTTGATAGACACGACATCAGTGCGTGGAGAAAAGACAATACATATTTGTTTGAAATTATTTATCCTGAAAATAGAATTGTTGTTGATTATAAAGGTGAAGAAAAATTAGTTGTTATTGGTGCTTTTCATACTGAAAGTGGAATGGAAATACCTGATAGTAGTTTATTTTGGACACAAGATTCAGGATTTGAAGTTGCTATGACATACAAAACATGGGGCGAGGGATATGACTTACTTAAAGAAGAAATATCTAAAGATAGAGAAGGATATGTAATTAAATTTAAGAATGGTTTTCGTATGAAAATCAAAGGAGAAGAATATAAAAGATTACATAAAATATTAACTAATTTTTCATCCAAAGATATTTGGGAATTATTGAGGGATGGAAAACCTATGGATGAATTTTTAGATAGAGTTCCTGATGAATTTTACAAGTGGGTTAAACAACAAGTGAGTTCTTTTGAATATGCCAAATACAGAATTGGTGAACATTGTGGTAAGATACATGATTATTTTAGATATGGAAAATATGGTGATGTGGACCCAATGCCAACAAAAAAAGATTTTGCATTACATTTAGAAAAATGCGATGTTGAAACATTTTATAGACCAATATTATTTGCAATGTGGGACGGAAAACCATATGAACATATTATTTGGAGAATAATGAAACCTAAATACGAAAAACCATTTAAGAAAGATGAAAATTAATAATAGATTGAGATTATACCTTGATGATATAAGAACTCCCGTGGATGATGATTGGATTGTTGTGAGAAATTATGATGAATTTGTTGCACAAATAAAATTACATGGATTGGGTAATTTTGAAGTTATATCATTAGATCACGATTTAGGTGAAGGTGCAATGGTAGAATACTATACAAATGTTAAAAACAATTATATGTTGGATTATAACAACATTAATGAAAGAACGGGTATGGATTGTTGTCGTTATTTGGTTAGTGAGAGTATGAATGAAAAAATACCTTTACCTCAAATATATGTACATTCTGCAAACCCGATTGGTTCAGCAAATATGATGGGTTATATCAACAATTATTTAATGAATTGTAGATTACCTCAAACCTGTGTGAGAGTTCAAATTAACCACACTATTGACGAAATATTAATGTTATCACCGGAAGCTAGAAAGGCAAAATGGGATAAATCTATGAATAACGAATAAAATTTTTTATGTTTAAAGGTAATTTATTTTTTCAAAAAAATGATATTAGGATAATCACGTCATATAGATGTGGTCATAGAACAATAAAAAATTTAAAAAATACTGATGGGTCTGTTCTTTTAACTGAGTTTATCATTAACAAAGATACTATTGATTTTTATGACATTTTTAATTACACTGGAATTACTTATTTTATAATAAGAAATCCATTTGAACATTTATTATCTGCCATAAAATTTAATCTTGTAAACTACGCTAATGAATCGGGTAAAAAAAATGACACATTTCATCTTTTAAAAGAACGCGATAAAATAAACGAATGTTTAAATGATTTTTATGAAGAAAAAAATCACCATTGGGTTAAAGATAGACATAAATTTATTTATGAATCAATATTAAACAATAAGAATAAAAATTTTAAATGTGAATTTATATTATTAGAAGATTTATCTAATTTTTTGTCTAAAAATTTTGATGTATCTAAAAATAACATAGACTTTAATGAAAAATTCAATAGTAAAAACTATTTTAATGAAGAAAATGTTTTATTCCTTTTAAAGAAATATAAGTTTAAAAATTTACGTAATTTAATTGATTTATGTTATTTAGATTTACATTATTTTAACTTATTAAAAGAAAATATAATATATGATGATTATTGGTTTAATTTATTTCCTAAAAAATTCACATTTCCTGAAATTAAATTAAAAAATGGTGAATAACTTTTTTTGTTGTTTTATTAAAATGTTGTAATTTTATCATCCAAACTAAATTAACTAACTTACTAAATCCTATTTAATGCAAAAAAATGAAGAACCATTTAAATCCTTGATTATCAAGGACAAATATAAAAATTACGATGATTTTTATAGTGAAAATAAAACATTAATTTATAAATCAATTTTAAACGTTTTTGAAGAATTTAAAACCACAAGTAAAGAAAATCTTACTTTTTATATTTCAGCAAAAATAAAAAACGAAGAATGGGATACTGAATTTAAATTTCATAAACAAGAATCTATAATATTGAAAAGGGATTTAATACCACATTTTGAAGAAATTGAGGATTATGAAACTTGTATTGAGATAAATAATTTATATAAAGAATTGACTTCTTGAAATCTAATTAATATATTAGTAAAGTATCAGGAGAGAGGTACATTTATTTTTTGTCAAGTCCTCGAGGTTTCTACTTCGGGGATTTTTTTTTATAATACCATTCTACTACCTATTTGGAAATTACTTAAAAAGTCAGAAAATGGTTTAGTATTACCACTCATTTTGTAATTAGCGGAGAACCCAAATCTCTTACTAATTTTATAATCAAACGCAGCACCTAATAAAAATCCCATATGTCTATTTACCGTTGTTACACCTGTTGCACTATTATAACTTATAGGTGCAAACATTGTGAATACTTGTGGTGATATTGTAAGTTTTTTATTATACTGATAAGGTTTAGTCCAAAACACAATTGCAGATGTTGCCATATTATATTCAAATCCACCTGTCTCATCGTTTTTAAGGAGTAGATTGATTACACCCACATTATAACCATATGTTCCTTTTTTTGCAGTTGGTTTGATGTATGTATATCCTAATAAATTCATATAGTTTCCACCCAAATATGCAATTCCAGTTCCGTATGAATGTATTGCATCTAATTGTCCGTCATCCGTCATACCCATCTTTGTTATACCACCCGTCATTACAATTGAACTTAAATTACTATTCACCATCAATCCTGCACTATAACTCACATCACCTGCTAACGATGATTTACTAAGTCCTAATGATATAGACGCTAAGAAACTACCCGGAGTTGCTTCCATAACACTTATATCCGATGCCAATAGTGTTGGATTTGTTACCTCTTGTTTTTTCTTTTTTTCTTCTTCTTTTTTCTTTTTCTCTTCCTCTTTTTTAGCTTCTTCTTTCTTCTCTTCTTCTTTTTTGGCTTCTTCCTTTTTCTCCTCAGTCTTTTTTTCTTCTTCTTTCTTTTCTTCTGTTTTAGCTTCAGTTTTCTTTTCTTCGGTTTTTTGTTCTGCAGGTTTGTCCGATTTAGTTTCAGCAGGTTTTGCCTCCGCTGGTTTTGCTTCAGCAGGTTTTGCTTC